GGGTGGCGATGATATCAACATTTCTAATCTTGCAAATACCCTTGATTTAGGAGGTTGTGGCCTTTCTGCGGGCAACATTAGAATCCACAGTCAGAATAAAGATATTACTCTTAGGACAGGTTCTACTGGCGCGATTGCTAATCCTTTAGCGACTCGCAACATAAATATTATTGCCCCTGGGGCAGAGATTCAAGTCAATGGTACAACTGGGGGTGTAACAATAAGAAGTATTGGAGTAGGGGGGCTGAATTTAGAAAGTGCCACCCTCATCAATCTCAACTCTCCTATTGTGAATGTTAACGGAGTGTTAGCAATGGGTGGCGCAGGCATGTCTGTGAGCGAAAACACGTTCACTGTAGATATGCCTTATGTCAATATTAATGGCCAACTACAGGCGAATTTCCAGAGTAATGCTCAAGCAAATATAACTAGCCCAGCTACAACAGTTCAAGGGGAAACAGTTAGAGTGCATAGTAAGACACCCGCTCCACCTATTCTCTCTTTCAAGAATAGCCCTGGATTGCCTACGATTGGTGTAGCACCAGGGTCCGATGCAATTGTCCCCCCTGCTTCACTGGTGCCGCTCCCATCACTAAGTACTGATCCCGCTACATTAGGAATCCCTGGTGCGCCTAGTGTAGTAGTGCCCAATAGTTATGGGGATAATATCATAGTATAAAACTAAATATAACATAGACATGGCAAGCTTCGATTCAAATTCATTTCTAACTCGTCAGAGTAGTGATCCAGGTAACACCACAGAAAATCTTGCTCTGTCTTTTGGTGTACCTAGCTGTTTATTTGAGTTAGATATCCTCAACGCAGGTCTAATTCCTAGCCCTGTATTAATTCCTTTGAAGCTGGCTATGGAGGAAGCTGAGGCTAAAACTCAGGCTGTAATTAACAAAATCGCAAGATGGATCAAAATAAATTTAGGTATCTCAATCTTCCCAGACAGAAACAGCCAGTTTGGGTTCTTTAGTGAAATCAACAAGTTTGGGCAAGAGTTAGGGGGAGCGTCGTTTCTGCAAGCTGTTGGAAGTTTAATGGGGACTGTTAATGCAGTTGCTGGTTCCGCTCAACAAATATATCAAAATTACCAAAACACCGTTGCTCAAATAGACAGTATTCAAAAGTGTTTTGGCCAGCTTCAAGATTTCCTAAGCAACTCGGGTGAAGGTGCTGAGAGAAGAGACCTAACTAATACTTCAGTTTATCAAGCTGCCCTTCAAGGTGAAAACGCTTTTGCTCAAGCACAGTTAGCTACTGCACAAGAAGCTCAGGCAAAAGCCCTGAATGTCATTCAGATAATTGATACTGTATTAGGGCAACGCGAGTTAGACCCAAGCCTAGAACCTAGACTTCTTGAAGCCCCTGAAGAACCCGTGGAGAGTGTATTCAGACTACAAGCGGGTGCTCCAAGGGCGGTCAATGGGCAGTTCGTGCTCTCAGTTGATGGTTTATACTACGATAGTTCAAATGGGTTAATGCCTGCTCTCATGGAGTTGGCAAATAAGAGAAAGTCTTTGGAGAGGGAGAAGTATTGGAATCTTGATTTTGATCCAAACCTTGGAGGTAGAGGTAAGCAATTAAGCTCTGAGAATCTTGAATTCTACTTCAACAGTCTCCTTGATCCTAAGATAATTGATGAATCTAAATCCCTACAGAAGTTCTACGACGCAGATAGGGTTCTTTTAAATATTAAGGGTCAAAGAGATCGAAAGATCTTTGATGTTTCAACCGAAATATCTCACCTAGAAGGTGACGCTGCTGCTACAATTCTAGTTGATAACATGAAGCAGAACCTTATTTCGGAAACTGCCTACTTTGATCAAAAATTAGATAAACGAAAAAAACAAATCGAATTAGCGGTAAAGGCTCCCGTTCTTTATGGCAAAGGTCCTATTTATGCACCGGGAGAAGTTCCCGTCAATGATTTCTCCTATTTAGAAGGTACTAATTTCCTCATGGATGTGAATCAGCAGAAGGGAATTATTATTAAGCAAGACGAGGTTGAGGGTGTCGTACTTCCTCTAGAAGTCAAATACACTCAGAAAATAGAAACAGTTGATCCTGTTGTAGTTGATCACCTACTTTTAGCAGGTATCGCTAGAGGGTCAATAATTGACCATAGTGTCCCTTCTTCAGGCGCTCCTTCGCTTCCCATAACTGAAACAGTTATTGAGGATAACTTAATCGCTTTATACAACTTCCTTACGGCTAAACAAGACGAGACTTTTGGATTATTTAATAGTTCAGAAAAGAGTATTGATTACAACGCCAAACTTGTGGGGGATGCTTCCAGTATCTTTAGAGATGGTTTGGGTATTGCATACCTAGAGGGCGTCAGCAGCAATTCATTTGTGAGACTTCCTGCGGTTACCGAACTTCAAGATCTTATGTATTCGCAGAAAGGCGCAACCATTGAGGCTTGGGTTCAAGTCTCCGGCTTACAACACGACCCTGCTTATAACTTGTCCTCTGCCCTAGGTGATGCCAGTGGCCTATACAGGTTAATACTTGCTAATGAAAATGTTGGAATTGTCAGCAGTACAGATCCTCAAGAAAGCCTTTCAGCTTTAAGCCTCGATGAGGGCACTTCTGTTGTCCGAGGCATGGTTATGGGGTTCACTAGAGACCAGCGATTCACCTCAGGAATTCACGCTAGTAATGACTATGAGTCTAACTCTGCATCTGCGGCTGTATTCGTCATAGCCCCTACTCAATCCTATAACTCATCTAGTTTAGGTTTCATCAATAAAAATCCTTGTACTGGTAGCAACAACACTTGGCACGGCCTTACTTTCCCTGTAAGCGCGGCGGGGGAAAATGCCATGAGCTTCTCTAGCTTGAGTGGATCTTTTTGCCACTTAGCAGTTACGTTTAACCCCTTAGAGGATAAGGTCAGCGTTTATCTAGATTCTCAACACATTACTACTTCTGGGTATTACGACACCTTCGGCACCTCTAGATCGAGAACTCCCAAGATACCTTCATTAACAGTATCTAGCTCTTTTGAGTATGGTGATACTGGACCTCCACTGGACAAGTTTTTCACCCCGTGGATTGTCGGGGGAGGATATACAGATGGTTGCCCTATTGGGAAAGATGAGCCAGGGGCAGGAGGCTTTACTGGAGGGACTTATGGAGGGTTCATTAGTGGCCTACAGGGCAGGTTAGGTGGCTTAAAATTCTACTCCAAACCGTTGAATAGTTCTGAAATTACGCAAAACTACAACGCCAATAAAAACTTCTTTAAATTTGTTAAACTCACATGACCGTTTCTGATACAGTAAAAGTTTATGGAAAGGTTGCGCCACGGTCTGTGTCTCAGACTGTAGACAATAAAGTCTCTGAACTAGCAGGTTTAAGATACCCTATCCCTAAATCCCCTGAAAGAGGTTACTTCTCTAAATCTGTAAACGCCGAACTTGTTAATTCTGGGTTGCGGGATGTCATCAGGACAGTTCCAGGAGAGAGATTCATGCTTCCAGACTATGGATGTAATGTAAGAAACTTTCTTTTTGAGCCGCTGGACGAAGGCACTTTTTTAGCAATAAAAGATGATGTAACTACCAGCATTCGTAAATACCTGAAGAAAGTTTCCATAGGCAAGCTACAGGTTACCAGATCTGGGGAAACTGGTTTAAAAATATTATTATACTGTGCTTACGATGACGCACAGATACCGTACTTTAGAGTTGGGGTTCGAGTCTAATGGTTGCATTTTCAGGAACGGTACAGTCAGACTACTTAAAGTTTTTACCTACGGAGTTAGAGGACAAATCTAAGCTCATAGACTTTGCGGCTGCTGACTTCGCAAGCTACAAGGAGGCTTTAATTAATTATGTTAAAGCTACTTTCCCACTGGATTATAATAACTTTGAGTCTTCGGACTTTGGAACATTATTAATTGAGTTGATGGCTGCGGTTGGCCATATTCAGTCTAATAAAGCAGACTACTTAGCAAATGAGAATTTCTTAGGAACTGCTAGGAGTAGGGACAGTGTTAAAAGAATTCTTGAATTGATCGGGGTTCGAATGAAGGGTCCAATTGCGGCTGCTGCGGATGCTAAGATAACGGTTGAAACTGCAATAGATACTTCAGCCATGGTCATCCCTGAATCCGAGAGAACCTTTACAATTAACTCTACTGAGGATGGAGGCTCTCTTAGCTTTACAATGTATAAGCTGAATAGCGATGGTACAGTTGACCTCGATAGGACAGACACGGATTTGCTCGTACCCGCAACCAGTAATGGTACTGTGGCTACCGCTGAGAATTTAGTTGTTCAAGAGGGCGCTTTAGTGGTTGAATCAGGTTTATTTAACAGTCCTGATGCTATCAAAGAAGTGCAATTAGGTCAAGCACCTTTTGTTGAAAAAAGTGCTCAAGTATTCATTACGGGTGCCGCATCAACACAAGGTATTTACAAGGAAGAGGATAATATTTATTTCGCGTCAGGCGGCAGCGACAAAATATTCCAAGTCACTACCGATGAGAACTTTAGAGCTTCTATCTTGTTCGGTGACAACAGTATTGGGCAAGCACCCTCTGTAGGAGACCGCTATACTATAACCTATCGAGTTGGCGGGGGCACTAGAGGTAATGTGGCGGAAAGCTTTATCAATGTACCTGCCGAAGTGACCCTTAACGAAAAAGCCACCACTAGAACTTTCACAGGTCAAGCAGGGACTTTGGAGAACACCAGTATAGCTACAGGTGGTAGGAACGCTGAGACAATTGAGAGTGCTAAGAGATACGCTCCCCTCTACTACCGCAGCCAGGACAGGTTAGTAACCCTGGAGGATTACAAAGGCCATGCGAACAGCTTTGCATCCAACTATGGGTCTACGGGGAAAGCCGCTGCTGTTGTTCGTAGGGCGTTCTCGTCCGCTAATGTGATTGATCTTTTTGTATTGGAAAAAGCATCAGATACTCAACTTAGGAGAGCAACCCAGGAATACAAAAAACAACTTCTTGAATCACTGCAACCTAAGAAAATGTTAACTGATGAGGTTGTAGTGGTTGATGGTTTAATCCGAACTTTAGATGTTTTCTTGGTTATCACTCTAGACTCTAGTTACAAGCTAGGTCAAAACCAGATCATCCAATCTGCTAGGGAGTTAACCCAACAATACTTTAATGTTGATAATAACGACTTCGGAGAATCCTTTGTACCTCAAGATCTCATAAGATTCTTATTAGATAATGAAACTAATATAAGATTTGCTCGTGTAGATAACGTGGAGTCTCCCATCTCTGTCGGATTCAATGAAATTATTCAGTTGAATAACTTAAACATCACTACGTCCTTTGTCTAATGTCTGGAAAAAGTTACTTACTAAACAAGAACTTCCACAAGCACAATTACTTTGATGCCTTCAAGTATATTGTACCTGGGTATATTTATGAGGATGATAGAAATCATTCCCCCAAAGATGACGATCTGGCAGACGTTGTAATTAATTCGAATATTGACATAGCGAATAACATCTCCACTATTATCAATGTTAGTTCTGTAGCCGGTGGTTCTTCGGAAAATGTAAATACTCTGAATGGAATTACTCCATACTTTGTAAAACAAAATAACCTTACCAACATAACCACTCAGGACTTTGAAGATAACATCCTTTTACCTCTAACCAATAAGAGATTTGGAGAGTTTACAACAATAGAAAGCTTTAGCTCGTTCGTTGATGGGACATTAATTCCTGCAACAAAGCTAAACAATCCTCAATCCTTAGCCACATCTACCCCAGCCCAGGTTCACAATTACTTAGTTACTAACAATTCCTGGTTATACTTTTTAAATACAACAGGCACTTACTACGATCCATCATCCTATGTATCTGACCTTATAGTTAACAAACTTTTCAAAGGTAAAAAGGTCACTACCTCTGACGGTATTCAGGGTATAACTGAGTACGTCTACAGGAATGAGCTTACAGATTTCTACCCTAATACCTACTTTGCTTCTGGCGCGCGTGCTGACCTTAGTGGTGCCCAACAGTTAGAAAAGCTTAAGACTTGGGTAGATATTCTGTATTCCCCGCTATACGCAGACAACTCAGACTTCAGGGTCAGAGATAAGTTTTTAACTTTTATTGATGGTAATATTAAAACTTCTCGAAAAGTTGAAGATGGGCCTTTCACAAGATTTTTAAGGGCTTTGTCATTCTTAGCCTATGACATTGACAACCTCTCGGAGCAGCTTACGACTAATTACGACTTGGAGGATTGCCCAGATGAGTACCTACCACTTCTTGCAAAATTAATTGGTTGGGATCTTTTTGGGGCTGACCCCGACAGGTGGCGGTTGCAGCTTAGGAACGCTACTAACATTTATAAGGCAGTTGGCACTAGTAAAGCAGTTCAGTTCGCTCTAAATACAGTTTTCCCGAAAGATCAGTTCCCCATACAGACAAGTTTAGTTGAGTTATGGGAATCCTATGTACCTTATTTAATTTATTATGCTTTAGCTACCGAGTCAGAATACTTTAAGGATTACAGCACTTGGACTCCTGATTTAGCCCTGCGTATGGGCGTGCTTGGATACTCCACATCCAGTATGGATGAAAACTTAAGCAGAGCCACCGATAGGATTATATTCGAAACCTATACTCAGTTCTCTGGCGCTGGCAACTTTAACATCCCCAACCAAGAGGACGGTTTTTTCTATCGGGGAAACGTTAATGCAATCCCTCCTTATGAGGAGTATCCTTATTATGTTAATGTAGAGTTGACAAAAGAGATGATTTACTTCATCGCTGATCGTTTAGCTTGCTTCGGTGTTCGCAATGACTTCGCATTAGACTTTGTTAATTATCTGACAGAATACGGTTTGGATTCAAATGATGAACCTCGGGATGGTTCGTGGCTGTTGTTCACATCTGGTTACAACAATCCTCCAAACTTTTCAGATATGATAACTGGTGCAAATAGTAAAAATGCAAAATACATTTCTCTGTGGTCTGGTAAATCGTCTCACTTTAAACTTGCATTAAATTCCACCGCTTATGACTTCACTAAAAAGGGTTTGATTACCCCCGACACTGGTGACGCTGTCGTAGTTGCGTCTAAGATGGTTCGTAAGTTTGCCCCGGCACACTCAATTCCTTTAATCAGTTTAGATGTGGATGGGGATATTGATAACACCTACTACGCTGATAATTTCTATCTCCCCCTCGTCACCCCTAACCTTAAGGAAGATGTTGTTGCTTCAAACAACAATTACCAAATATCCGGCCTCTTCTTAGGTTCCTATAAGAGAGGGTACCAACAGGTAGGTGACCCTCTTACGAGAAAAGATACACGTTCTGCGGTTTCCCCTAGGATCCTTAATGCAAGCTCTATAGCAGACCTTCCCCGAAGGTCCACTAGAAGACGAAACTTCCAAAATGCGATGCCTAAGCATGGGTACTTTGATAGGACCGGGTTTAATATGCCTTCTATCCTTGAGATGGATGGTCGTTTAAGCGGGACTGCTGAGGGGCAAGGGGGTGCAATTCCTTTAGGCTATAATCCCTCTAGTGGCGG